TTCTCGGTCGAAACGAAGGACCATGCTGACGCGCTGGCCCGCTTACGTTCTGAGCAAGATCGCCAGCACAAGCGCCTTGAGGCGCTATGGGTCGACAAGGCTGATGGGAAAGTTAGCCAGGAATTCCACGACGCGATGGCCGACCGTTGCCGTCATGAGCTGGATCGCTGCGCGCGCGATGCAAAGGCGCTCGACACGGCGAGTTGGGAGTACAGGGACGAGGGTATTGCGCTGCTCACCCTCGCGCAGAAGGCAGGCTCGATCTTCGACAACGAGACGATAATTCGGAAAAGAATGTTGCTGAATCTGGCGTGTTCGAACCTCACTTGGGCCAACGGCGAATTACGCGCTGACTTCAAGCAGCCATTTGATTTGCTTGCAGAAACGGTAGGCAACGCGAGAGGCGTCTCGAGCGCTGCAGACCTACAAAATCGCGAAAAAGCGAACTGGCTCCTGAGCTGAACCGCAGCGGAGCCAACCAAGCTAATAAAATCAGGCATTCTCGCGAACGCCGCTAAAAGCACTACCGTCGATATACCGGAAATCTGGCGATTTCTGAGGCCATCGGGGCCACGGCGCGGACGGTATCGGCAGGCCCGCCCTTTTCACAACTAGGCTGCAAAAATTCTTCACACCGAAAGCCGCAGTCGATTAACCGCGCAACGCCCTGTTTTTGGCTGAGACTCGCCTATTGGCAACTCAAGACTCTCTTGACCTAGTGCCTTGTTTTTAAAGGAAATAGATTCGACAAGCGGCGGTTTCCGTGTTTTCGCAACTCCATAGGACGCGTTTCCTAGTGGAGTTTCACGGTGGAAGACAAACTCAAGACTTCGCAGATCGGCGCCGAGCTTGCCGAAAAAGCCGGGTCCGACACGGTCGACTCGACTGAGGCGTTTAAACGGCTCGTGCGGTCAGGCGTCATCCCTCCAGACGCCGAGACGTGGGGCAGGGGCGGCAAGACTTGGCTGTTTCCCCGTTCCACTCCCGCCATCGCCGCAGTGATCCTGTGGCTTTTCCAGAACGCTGGCATTCGCGACCGGGGAGACCTTCGCGGCATCTGGAATTTCTTCGCGGTTCCTCACCATGACGGGGGCGAGCCCGCGATCACGCACATCATGGCGGAGATCGCAGCGGGCCGGACGGCTTGGCTGATCTGCACCCGCTGGGGCGACCGGCGGACGGGCGACTCCCGCTTTGGGGTCTCGTTGCGCTTCGAGGAAGACCGCGACCGGCCTATCGAGCCTCCCGTCCCCGGCTTCGAGCCCGTCGCCGACCTCGTGCTGGACCTGGGCCACCTGCTTTCGCGCTTCGTGTTCGAACCGCCTGCCAAGTCGCAGGTGAACTGACATGGCCCGCGCTTCCTTTCTCCGCCGGGCCCGCCAAGCCATCGCTCGCGCCATCGCGCCTGATATGCGGACGCGCGGCTATGACGCCGGCCGCTATGACCGGTTCGCTCGTGAGGCCCGCATGGGCCGCACGTCACTGGAGACCATTCAGGCCGCCCCCCAGCTTCGCAGCAAGGGCCGATATTTCGCGGCGAACGATGCTCACGCTTCTGCCAGCGTCAACGCACTCGCGACCTACCTATGGGGAGCAGGCGCCGTTCCCGCTCACGCTGATGCGGACCTGGTGACGGCCTTCCTTCAATGGTGGGACACCTGCGACGCGGATGGCCGGGCCAACTTCGGCGGGCTGATCCGCCTCGCTATTCAAGCCCTCATCGTGGACGGAGAGTGCTTCGTTGTCTTCCGCCAACGTGCGGACGGCCTGAAGCTCCAGCTTATGCCCGCAGAGCAGGTTGACGAGTCCATCACTCGCGAGCTTGGGGGCGGCGCCTTCATCGCGGCCGGTATCGAGCACAACGCACAAGGGGAGCGGGTCGCTTACTGGATCAGGCCCTTCCTCCCGACGCAGCAATTCGAGACATGGGCGGCGCCGATCCGCGTTGATGCGGCCGACGTGCTGCACCTGATGCGGCCTGATGGCGTCGGACAGATTCGCGGCGTCTCGTGGTTCGCCCCAGTTATGCTGAAACTCGCGGACCTGGGGCTTCTCAGTGATGCATTGCTGACCGGCTTCAAGGTCGCGGCGATGCACGCGGGATTCCTGACTGATGCGAACGGTGCCGCCCAGCTTACGTTTGATGGCGAGAAGACCGGCGACTCGCTGGACGTATCGCTAGAGCCCGGAGTCATTCGGCGCCTGCCGTCCGGCATGGACATCAAGTTCAATAACCCCCAAGCGGCTCAACAGTCCGTCGAGTTCATGACGGCCATGGCCGAAGAGATCGCGGCCGGGGTCGGTGTCCCTGCCTTCATGGTCTCCGGCAACGTGTCGCGGGCGAACTACAGCAGCCTTCGCGCTGCACTCATCACGTTCAAGGCGTCGCTGGAGGCCATCCAGTTCAACGTCATCGTGCCTCAGCTTCTCACGCCCATCTGGCGCCGCTGGACCCTCACGCGGCAGCTACAGGGCGAGGAGAATGGCGGGGAGGCGGCGGAATGGCGCTTCCCCGCCATGCCTGAAGCCGACCCGCTGAAGGCCCTTCAAGCCGTCAAGCTCGCGCTGGACATGAAGACCATGAGCCGCGCCGAAGCCATCGCTGCGCGCGGCGAGTCTATCGAGCGCGTCGACTCCGACATCGCCGGAGACCTCCACACGCAAACGCAGGGCGATGACCCCGAGGGCGAAGAGGACGACTCCAATGCCGAATAGCTTGCAACTCCGCGCGGCCTCGCTCGCGCCGACTACGTTCAACGCAGACGATAACACCATTGAGGTTGTCATCTCGACCGGCGCCGACGTGCAACGCGCTGGCTTCATCGAACGGCTGCCCGTGGCGAACGCCGACCTTCGCAACATCGCGGGCGCTCCGGTGCTCGACGCGCACAATCAGGGCAGCACGCGGGCCGTGCTCGGCGTCATCCAGAAGGCATGGCGCAAGGACGGCGAGATTCGCGCGCTCCTCAAGCTCTCGTCTCGCGATGATGTCGCGGGCCTGGTGCAGGACATCAAGGACGGCATCGTCCGCAATCTTTCAGTCGGCTACCGCGTCTCGCGCTGGGCCGACTCCACAGACTCCAAAGGCAACCGCGTTCGAACGGCGGTGGCGTGGGCAATCCATGAGGCTTCGTTCGTTCCCATCGGCGCCGACTCCGGAGCCACAGTCAGGAGCAATCCCATGACCAAGAAATCCGGCGCCACCCCGGCGCCTGAAGCGGACGTGATCGACGCGCCCGCGAACGAGTCCACTCCCATGCAAACGCGGGCGGAGATTCGTGAGATCATCAAACGCGCTGGCGGTACGCCGGAGCAGGCTGATGAACTGATCGACGCTGACTCCACCGTGGAGCAGGCCCGCGCCGCTGCCTATGACCTGATGACGGCTCGCAGCAACCGCGTGCCGGCGCCGATCATCCGGACGCGGGAGCTTGGCCCTTCGCCGGAGCAGACTCGCAGCGCCCGTGAGGAGGCCCTGGCCGTTCGCATCGGTGGCGGTACGCCCTCCGACCTGGCCCGTCAGTTTGTCGCGTTCTCCCTCGTGGACCACGCGCGCGATATGCTGGAAGCGGCAGGCGTCCGCACTCGTGGCATGAACGTCGAGTCCATCCTGACTCGGGCCATGCACACCACGAGCGATTTCCCGGAACTGCTCACGGGAACCGGCGCACGTATGCTGAAGCCGGCATATGAGGCGGCCTCTTCGCCGCTCGTGGCGCTGGCCCGCAAGGTCACTGCATCTGACTTCCGCACTCAGTCCATGCTGCAACTTGGCGAGATGCCGATGCTGGGCAAGGTCACGGAGTCCGGAGAGATCAAGTCAGTCTCGCGCGGCGAAGCGAAGGAATCGTGGGCGCTCGATACCTACGGCTCCATCTTCTCCCTGTCCCGCAAGGCGCTCATCAACGATGACCTCAACGCATTCGCAGACTTCGCGTCGGCGGCGGGGCAGGCGGCAGCGAACACCGTTGCTGACCTTCTGGTTACGTCCCTGACGCAATCCAGCGGCGCGGGCCCGGTCATGGGTGACACCGTGCGGCTCTTCCACACGAGCCACGGCAACATCAATAGCGATGGGGTGGCAATCGACGAGGGCAGCGTAAGCGGCGCTCGCGTCGCGATGATGACGCAGAAGGGCGTTGACGGGCAGACAATTATCTCGGTTCGCCCGGATACGCTCGTGGTCCCGCCTTCGCTCCTCACGCAAGCTGAGAAGTTTGTGGCGAGCATCCAGCCCAACGAAACGTCCGCCGTGAATCCCTTCCAAGGAAAACTTGCGGTTGTCTGCGAGCCGCGCCTCGAAGTGGTCTCCCCGTGGGACTGGTATCTGGCCGACTCCCGCATGGCCGCTCTCGTGCTTGGCGGACTGGCCGGCAACGAGGGCCCGCAAATCGCTTCGCGCGATGGCTTCGACGTGCTGGGCCGCGAGTTCCGCGTGACTCTGGATGTCGGAGTCGGGCCGAACGATTGGCGCGGTTGGTTCCGCATGGGCGGCCACACCGACTCCAACTCGGCCGGGGAATAACCCATGGCCGCGCTGACTCTCTCTGACCTTCAGGCTGCCCGCGATGGGCTCGTGCGGGCCCTCGCCACTGGCGAGCGGCGCGTTCGGGACCAGAACGGGGAGGAGATCGAATACCGTTCGGTTTTCGAGATGCAGCGCGCCATGGGCGTGATCGAGGGGCGGATTGCAGCGATGCAGTCCGCGCCCCCGAACGTCATTCGATTCAAAACTTCCAAATTTGGAGACTGCAAATGAAAAACTACATCGCCCCCGGCAATAACCTGACGGTTGCTGCCCCCTACGCGGTCGACTCGGGCCAAGGTGTCCTGATCGGTCAAATCTTCGGCGTGGCCTGCGGCGACGCGGACAACGGCGCCGAGGTGGATATTGCCACCGTCGGAGTCTTCGACCTGGCGAAGGACTCGGAGGCCGTCTTTACGGTTGGCGCTCCCGTCTACTTCGACACGGCTTCGAAAACTGCCCGCAGTGGCAATGACGACGACTCCAACTCGGCAGGTGACAACGAGGCCCTTATTGGCGTCGCCGTCGCTGCGGCCGGGGCCGGCGCCACGACCGTTCGCGTGAAGCTCTGCGTTCCCGTGGCGCTGGTCTGATGGCTGCCCGGCTCAACCTCTCCGAGGCTGATGGCGGCGCCGCTGCGCTTGCACGTGCTCGCAAGCGTGCGGCGTCCGCCTGCCTCGATGAGATCACGCACGACACGGCAGCGGGCCTCGCCCGCGTGTCGCCTTCCACAATCCTGCGAGCGTGGAAGTGCGGCGACCTTCACCCGGTCAACGTCAAGGAAGATGGAAAGCGCGCGACCTTCTCCGCTGATGCGGTGAAGGCGTGGGCGCGAGCGAAGAGACTCATCGTGTAGCGGCCAATGGACCCCCGACGCGAACCGGGGGCCCAAAGGAACTACCGCAATGATGAAACGGCCTTGCTGGGCCGCGACGAATACCCCGGCCAATGGAGGGCCGAAGCAATGACAAACGATACTGAGGCGGGAAAGCCCAGCCAACACCCCAAGTCAGAAAAAGCTCACCGTCTCGCCCCCGCAGACGCGGCGCTGGCGCTAGAGCTACTGCACTTCGATCCGCGCGAGCGTGTGCCGGAGCATCGCCGCGCCATCCGCAACAAGGCAAAGGCCATCATAGAAGGCAGGCAGCGTTGGCCCGAAGGGCTTTTCGCGTGGCGCCACCTTCGCGAACTGAAGCACTTTCGGGACGGCAAGGGCCCGCTGCCCACGTGGCACGACGTGCAGAACCTGACGCGGCCCCAACGCGAGCGGCGCCGCCTTGCTGATGAGGCGTGGAGCAGGCGCCAGAGCGAGATAGTCACCTCTGGCGAACATCCGGCCAGCATGTTGGCCCGCCTCGTTCTGGAGGCTCCAGCGTGGCGCGGTGGTCACGGCTTGGCGACTGTCCCGAAGGCCGTGCTGGATGAAGCGATCTTCCACATGTGGAGCAGGCGGGAGTTTAGCGACTTGTTCTGGCCGGTGCGCGCGTCATGACTCGGCGATCACTGGAAGATATTCTCGGCATAGAGCCAGACCTAGCCCCACACGAGATCGAAGAGCAGGCCGCGAAGGTCGCGCGCATCAATGAGACTCATGCCTTCGTCTATGGGAAGGGCGTCATCCGCGAAAATGCGGACGGGACCATCAGCATCGAGTCGGTTCGAGAGTTTGCCGACTGGTTCGCCAACGATGGCGTCTGGTCACGCACGAGTCGCGGCGGCGATGTGTTCACCTCCGCCGCAAAAATCTGGATGCAGAGCCCAGACCGGCGGCAATACACGGGCATTGTGATGGACCCGCGCGAGAAGTCGCCCGGCGCCTACAACCTTTACCGTGGTTTCTCATACAAGCCGACCCGGAACGGCGCATGCGAACGCTACCTGGATCACATCTACGACCACGTTTGCAGAGGCAAGGCGGAGCGGTTTGACTGGGTGATGGGCTGGATGGCGCATGTGATCCAGCGGCCATGGGAGAAGCCCGGAACCGCCATCGTGATGAAGGGGGCGCAGGGCGCGGGGAAGTCCGTCGTTGCCCAGCACTTCGGCGCCCTGATGCGCCATCACCATGTCACGGTCTACACGCCGCGCGGCATGTTAGGGCAGTTCAACTCGCACACCGCCACGGCTCTGCTCGTGCAGGTGGAGGAAGGCTTCTGGGCTGGCGACAAGGCCGCCGAAGGCGCCCTGAAGCATCTCATCACCGGCCCTACTGTCATGCTTGAGAAGAAGGGAGTCGATGCAATCGAGCTTCCCTCATTCCATCGCTACATGATGACCAGCAACGAACGCTGGACCGTCCCCGCGCGCCATGACGAACGGCGCTATTGCGTGCTGGACGTGAGTGACGCTCGCGCTCGTGACGGCAAGTTCTTCGGCGCCATCGCGCGCGAGATGAAAGAGGGCGGTTACGGCGCCCTGATGCGCTACCTGATGGACTTCGATCTATCGCGGGTGGACGTGCGGACCGTTCCCCAGACTGAGGCGCTAGCCGTCGAGAAGCTCGCAGGGCTGAGGGGCATTCAGGCCTGGTGGCATGAAGTATTGGCGGCAGGAGTCATTCCCTGCGAGGGCCGCGAACGCTTTGACCAGCCCCGCCCTGACTGGCGGGAGCACCGCGTTAGCGTGCGTGCTGATGAGTTGCGGAGCGCGCTGGACGTGTGGCTGAGAGGCCGCCGTCACCATGGCGACATTCTCACTGCCGAACTCTTCGGCCGCGAGCTTCGTGACATGTGCCCGACTGAGCGGGTGCGTCGGCGCGATGGTCGCGTTGACCGCATCTACTTCTATGACCTGCCACCGCTCGACCAATGCAGGCGCAGCTTCGCAGAATGGCTTGGCAGCAAGGTGGACTGGTCATGAGTCCCCGGTATGTCCCCAGCGAACGCACACCATCTAGGGACAGAATAGAGCCCGTCATTGCTGGGCTTTCTGCCTTTGTCCCCAGTGTCCCTAGTGTCCCTAGTAGACTCTACATGTGCGCGCACACGCGCACGCACGCACGCACGCGCACGCGCACGCCCGAGGTGGGGGTGGGGGGACACCGGGGACAACCGGGGACACTGGGGACAAACGGGTCCTTTCCCATGGCGCCACGTCGGGGGTCCGCAGAGCCCCGGTATTTTCCGCTTTTCAGAAAATCCAGATTCAACTTTTGCGCGAGGCCGTGATGCGTAGCTCCCGTCGATCAATGGAAGACCTAATCGGCGATGCGCCACGTCGCGGCGCCGGCCGTCCTGTTGAGGATCACCGTCAGCAACTCGTGCTGGCGCAAGCCGAAGGGCAGCGGATCAAAAACGCGAAACTTCGTGGTGAGCTTCTGGACGCTGGCGAGGTGGGAGCGCGCTGGGCCTCTGCCGTGCTCGACGTGCGCGCGGCCATCTTGGCGGTTCCCTCCGCCTTCGGGGCCCGCCACGGCCTCTCTGCGGCGATCCTAGCCGATCTGGACGCTGATCTGCGGAACGCGCTGGCCGGACTAGCTGCGGGGGAGGGCGGTCATGCTAGCTGATCCTGTAGAGGCCGCCCTGTGGCGCGCGTTCGATCACTTCCGCCCTCCGCCGAAGCTGGACCTGGCGAGCTTCATGGAAACGCACCTGCGGCTGCCCGCTGGCGCGTCTGCCATGCCCGGCCGGATCAGGCTGCACCCGCATCAACGCGGCATTGCGGATGCCATCAGCGACCCCGAGATTGAGCGCGTCACGGTCCAGAAGTCGGCTCGCGTCGGTTACAGCACGTTGCTCGTGGGACTGATCGGCTCCCACGTCGCGAACGAACCGGCCCCGGTGCTGGCCGTCCTGCCGACGGAGTCCGATGCCCGGTCATTCGTGGTGGACCAGATAGAGCCCGTCTTCGACGCGAGCCCGACCTTACGCGGAAAACTGGGCGCCGGCGCCGACGAGTCAGGCCGCAACACACTGGTTCACCGTCGCTACCCCGGTGGGAGCCTGAAAATCGTCCCGGCGAAAGCCCCCCGGAACCTTCGAGCCCATACCGCCAAGATTCTCATCATCGACGAAGCTGACGCCATGGAGACCACGGCGGAGGGCAGCCCGATCAAGCTTGCGGAGATGCGGACACTCACCTTCAGCGACCGGAAAATCATCATGGGGTCGACTCCGGTGTTCGAAGAGACCTCGCACGTCATCCGCGCATATGCGGAGTCGGATCAGCGAGTCTTCGAAGTGGCGCCGCCATGCTGCGGCCAGCCCGTCGAGATGATGTGGAGTCACATCGAATGGCCGGAGGGTGAGCCCGACCTGGCCGCCTTCCGCTGCCCGCACTGCGACTCCCTGGTCCATGAGAAGCACAAGGCGGAGATGGTCGCGGGCGGCGTGTGGCGGATCACGCGGCCGGAGGTGAAGGGCCACGCCGGCTTCCGGTTGAATGCCCTCATCAGCACGTTGCCGAACGCCTCATGGGGCAAGCTAGCGGCGGAGTTCCTGACGGCGAAGAAGAGCCCCGACACGTTGCAGACCTTCGTGAACGTGGTCCTCGGTCAGGGGTGGCGGGAGGCATCGGAGGAACTGGACGAGTCCGACCTCATGGCCCGCGCCGAAGAGTTCGGACTGCAGTCCCTCCCTGAGCCCGTGCGCGTCATCACGGCCGGGGTAGACGTCCAGCGCGACCGTATCGAGATCACCTTCCTTGGCTTCAGCGACTCGGAATCGTTCGTGCTGGGCCATAGCGTGGTCTGGGGCGATCCGAAGGAAAGCACGACCTGGGCCGAGGTGGATGACGCGCTGAAGACGCAATGGCGCCACCCGCTGGGCCGCACGATGGGAGTGGATGCGGCGGCCGTGGACGCAGGCGACGGGGAGACCATGGACGCAGTGCAAGCGTTCTGCTCCCCCCGCTTCAGCAGGCGCGTGGTGGCGATCAAGGGGGCGTCCGGCAACCGGCCAGCCATCGAGGCCAGCCATTCGAAGGGCTCGAAGCTCTTTATTGTCGGAGTCGACTCCATCAAGGCCAGCCTTCTCACACGTCTGGCGCGGGGCCGGTCGATCCGATTCAGCAACACGCTGTCCGCCGAATGGTTCGAGCAACTGACATCGGAGCGGCGAGTCCTGCGCTATACGCGCGGCCAGCCCGTGCGCCTCTTCGAACGCATCATGGGGCGCCGTGCGGAGGCGCTGGATTGCGTCGTGTACGCGCTGGCCGTCCGCAACTTGGTGAAGGTGGACCTGGAGCGGCGCGGTAACGAGCTTCGCGGCGTGGCGGAGGCGCCGAAGATTCCGAACGTGGTCCGGAGTCAGTGGATGGAAAGGGGCCGGCGATGAAGCGTCCCAAGTTTCGCGATTGCGTCGTGTGTGGCGAGACGTTCGAGATCGACCTTCAAAACAGGGCCGCGAAAGCGTGCGGAGCCGAGTGCTCGAAGGAAGCGCGCCGTCAGTACGATCAGGAATACAAGCAGCGTAACCGCGTCGCGATCAACGCCAGCAAGCAACGCGCCTACTCGGAAAACCCCGAGCCGTTCCAGAAAGCAAATCGCCGTCACTATCGGAAGAACCGGGAAGCGATCCTCGCCAGTAACTGGGAACGGGAGAAGGCCAATCGCGCGTCGATCAATGCCCGGCGCCGTGCAAGGTACGCTCAAAGGAAAGCGGAGGCCGCCAATGCTGACTGACGGCGATCTGAGGGCCATCCAGCGACGGAAGGAACGCGAGCGGCGCCGCGCGCGACATGCAGCGGAGACTTCGGAGCAGCGTGAGGCCCGGCGGGCAAAGAAGCGGGAGTATGATCGCCGCCGCTATCGAGAGAACCGCAAAGAGAAACTTTCGAAGGTGGCAGCTTATCGCGAAGCACATGCTTTCGAGATCAGCGACCGGCGACGCGCGGCGATGACTGAAGAGAAGAAGACGGAGAAGCGGGCTCGCCAGCGTGCGGCCTATGCGGCGAACCGGGAGCAGGTGAGGGCGCGCAAGCGAGCCTGGCACGCTGCGAATCCTGACTACGCGCGGCAGGCTGACCGCGACCGCTACGAACGGGATGGCCAGCGGATCAGGGAACGAAAGCGGCTAGCCAGACCAAGCCATGAATTGCGCTTTTGATCAAAGCCAGAGAGAATGTCTTCCATGATGGGGGAGGGCAAATGCGCCATTCAATCGCTGCTTTCTTTGCACTTACGATGGCGGGGTGTAGCGACGCTGGTTCGTCCGCCGACCTCCCGGCTGCCAAGGCCAATCCCAATGACCTTGACTTACTGGCGTACACGATCGGCGAGAAGGCAATCGATCAGCCGTTCGAGATGTTTTTGGCGCTCGAAGAATATCTTGACGCCAAGGCGAGTGACCGATCATCGATCAAGTCGGTGGTTAGCGTCGGTAGCGGCACTTGCGAGCAACTGGGGCGAACCAGAGTCGCCAAGCTTGGCGACATCACTACGTTTCTAGAGGACTGTGGGAAGATAGCCAGCACGACGGAGTATCGGTGGATGCCCGTTTCCGTTGGCGTATCAGGTGAGATTGACGCAACCACTGTCGATGCTCTGAAGTACTTGTATGCGGCCGTTGCTAGAGGCGATTTTGGTGCCCCCAACGATTGGACCTTCGTGAACGATACCTACCAACTTTACTTGGCCTCGCCGGGCGGGGACGCCGAAGCTGCTCTATCGGCTGGTGAATATATCTGGCGGACCTTTGAGAATGTGTACGCCACTCAACCCGGTTGCTTTAGTGCGTGCGTGTTTCTGCTGGCAGCTGGACAAGACCGTGGAGTGCTGCCCTTCGATCCTTGGGACGGAAAAAAAGAGCGAGGCATTGAGGACTTTCGGGCCGACCGCTCCGGGATTGTTGGCGTCCACAGTCCAATCCCCGAAGGCGCATCGAACGTCACACAGTCCGATTTGGTCGAGATACGTGCTAGGGTTTCCACTAAGTCGCGCGAGCACTTTCAACGCTATGGCGTGAAAGAGTCACTGGTGGATTTGATGATGGCGACGCCTTCCGGCGAGATTCGCCCCCTCACAGAACACGAACTGTCGGACTATGGCCTCACTGGCGAGAGCGTAGTTAAGACCGATTTAGATCGTCTAGACACTATCAAAACATGCGGCGCGGAGTTTGAGGAAAACCTTCAGCGATGGAAACGCGATGTTGACGAGGTCTGCCCACGGAAATTTGTTCGGAACGGAACGGAAGTCACCGTTCTACCATCCACGCTTCAGAATGATGAGTGCATTGATAGACTGTCGGCGCAGCTACGAGTGACCAAGGATCACTGCAAGGAACATGGCGTGCCATCGTTCGTCGAGATGAACGCAGGTCTCCGCAAAGCTGATAAATAGTCGGTGCGACGCAAGCCTGCGTTGGACATCGCCAGTTTTTTCGACGGCGAGGGGCAGCTAGCCGAAGAAGCGCCGATCCTGGTGCTCTTTCCGGATCGCTGCGGCCTGCTCATCCAGAAGGTTGGCATAGAACTGCATGAGCTTCAGACGCTCCGCCATGTGCGCGGCGCGATTGTAAGCCCTCCGCACTGCGTTCGGTTCCTTATGGCCTAGCGCCCGCTCGATCACGTCGCCCTCGAAGTCGGAATGCTCGTTCAAGATGGTGGACGCCATGGCGCGGAATCCGTGCGCGCAATGCTCGTCCGCCGCGAAGCCGAGAGTCCGCAAGGCCATGTTGATGGTGTTCTCGGAAAGCGGGCGCCCGTGGCGGACTCCGGGGAAGCAGAGTCCATCACCGCTGCGACCCGTGAGGCGCCAGAGCAATTGGAATTGACGCAATGCCTGATCCGACAACGGGACGCGGTGCTCTTCGCGAACCTTCACGCGCTCCGCTGGAATGGTCCAGAGGCGCTTGCGTAGGTCGATCTCGGTCCACACGGCCAAACGAAGTTCTGACGGACGAACGAAGGTGTAGGCCGATAGCATCAGGGCAGCGCGCACGAGCGGCGAGGGGTAGCCTTCCATCGCCACCATGAGCCTTCCGGCCTCCTCTGGCGTTGTGACGGCAGCGCGGTGCTTTGTCTTTCCGGTCTTGATGACTCCCTTCATGGCAGGCGTAGGGTCGCTGCCGGGGGCGCGGAGCCCTTCGGAGATTGCGTGTCGCATAACCTGCCCGATGGCAGACCGGAGGCGACGCGCCGACTCCAGCGTGCCGCGATCCGCAACCCGCTTGATGGCGGCCTTGATCTCCGGCGCCGTGATGTCGGCGACGGGGCGCCGGCGCAGGTCATTCGCCAGCACGCGGTAGACCCAGAGGCGCTTGCGAACCGTTCTGGGCGCCCTGCCGTCCCTCCGCATTTGCCGGACCACCTCAGCGGCGACATGGGCGAAGGTGTTGCGGGCTTCGCGGGCGGCCGTCAGCTTGGCGACCTCCCGCTCTTGGGCGGGGTCGCGGCCTAGCGCGATGCGCTCCCGCGCGGCCGTGGCGTCGGCGCGGGCCTTGTCTAGCGACCGTTGGGCGTCTTCCAGTGTCGCCACGTAGGCCGCCCCCAGACTGAGGGTGTTGCGGCCTGCCTTCACCGCTTTCCCGTTCCGGCCGATCCTGCCCGTGCGGGCCTCGCTGGCGTAGTCGAGACGCCACAACTTCCCGCCACCGGGGGCGACATAGAGATAGAGCCCGCCCCCATCTGCGAGCTTGGCGGGTTTAAGCACGCCTCCCACGTCGCGGGGCCTGGCGTCTTTGATCTGGTCAGCGGTCAGCTTCAT